TGTATGCTGAAAAGGCGACACTTTATATAGAGCGGTTAAAAGAATTTGACTGGAAAACAGACATTAGTATCAAATATGTATACTGCGATATAGTGCTAAATGTTTTCATGATGAGACGTGAGGTTTGGGATAGCCAAAAATGGGACCCGGAAATTAAGACATGGCCTGAACATGAGGATTTTTTCTTTTCAGTTAAGAAAAATACAAATTGGAAAGTGGCCTATACGGATTCTACCAGCATGGTTCATAAGTCAGTGGCTTACGACAGAGACTATGCAAAATATCGTATGAGAACAGATGGTATAAAAATATTCTCTAAAAAATGGGGGATAGAATATATTTGGAACTCCTGGCATAAAAGCTGGGGGAAAGCAAATCCGTTGAGGATAGGTTTCCTTATCCCTAAAGGTAAAAAACCGAAACAAAGACTGAGGCTTGAAAATAAAAACGGGATTGCCATTGGGATAAAAACTTTCTTCCGGGAAGAGCTTTTATTTAAAGCCCTTGATTCGATAGAAGAATATTTTCCACTTCCTTATAGACTCTATATCGCTGATGATGGAGATGTTTCCGATAGGAAAGAATATAGATATCAACAGCTTGCAAATTCCGGACACACAATAATAAAACTTCCTTTCAATAGTGGCATTTCCGTAGGCAGGAATCAGATTGTAAAACATGCAATAGAGGATTATATCTTAATTATGGATGATGATATATCAATACAAGACCCAAAAACTATAATAAATATGAAAAACGTCTTAGACGCAAAAGATGATATCGGCATTTGCTCCGGGGTGCTTTATTCAGAAAATGGCAGCTATCTAATAAGTGAAAAATACCAAAAAGGATTACGATTTGAGCTTGATCGGGGAATGCTTATCAGGCATCCAAGCATAAAAAATATATATAAGGTAAAAAATTCAATGTATGTTTATGCCGACCAGGTAGTTAATTTTTTCTTAGCAAAAAGAGAGGTTTTTGATGAGGTTAGATGGGACAATAGAATCAAGGTGGGGTGGGAACATTTGGATTTTTTCTTGCAATTGAAAAAAACAAAATGGAAGGTTGCAAGCTGCCTTAATTCTAAGGCAATCCATATGAATTCAATACATGACCCCAATTATAATTATTTCAGAAGGTCAGTATCAAATAATTATTTTTATAGCAAATGGAATATCCATAGGGTTTTAAATAGGTTCTAACAATGCCGACAAGAAAATTAGGATTCTCAGCACTTTTAAAAGCAGTATATTTACGCCTTACAACCGATCTTACGGACTATGCATTTTACAATCACGTGCCGGAAAACACAGCCTACCCTTATCATGTTATAGGCAAATTAATGGGAGTGCGATCCGCAGAATTTACAACTAGAGATACTGAGGGGGAAGATAATGCTTTTCAGATAGATAGTTGGGTGGATCAAACTTCTGGATTGGGCGATAAGGCATGTGCTGATATGCAAAATAATATTATTCAGGCATTGACATCATCTGCATTGTCCATTGAGGATTATAATGCTATTTATTTTAGGCTGGATTATGCGGGAATTATGCTTGATCCGGAGAATCCGGAATTAGGTTTGAGGCATGGAATTCTAAGATTTAGGCAGGATATGAGTCCTGTTTAGAAATATAAATGATTTTTAAGGAGGTTTAAAATGGCAACTGCTACTTCAGGAATGACGGGTCATTTAGCGACCCTTGCGGTAGAAGGTGCGGCAATCGCAGAAAGCACAGATTTTTCCTTGCATTGCGGACAGGCTGTGGTTGATCTGACCAACAGGGACAGTGCTTACTGGCGACAGTTGGTCACTTCAACAAGAGATTGGTCTATATCAGGTACTGGAAACTATTTTGTTGCAAACATTGGTAAAAAGGTGCTTCTCGATCATTGGGAAAAGCGTGATGCTGGTTCTATAGCTACTCTCTATATCGACGTTATTTTCACTTTTGCCGATGGTGCTGTAACGGCTACAGGTAAAGCTTTTCTGACAAGTCTGGACTTCCCTTCTCCAGATGCCGGTGCCGCTGTATTCAGTTTTGCGCTTGAAGGGACTGATGCATTAGCTCTTTCTGCAAGTTAAGAGAGGGGAGGATTAAACAAATGCCAGTTAAGTCTATCCCTATCAAATTAGACAAGCAGAGACGGCTTTGCTTCGATTTCAATGCCTTTGCTGAACTTCAGAGAGAGTGCGGAATTTCATTTTTCGATCTACAAAAGTTCGTAAATATCGCTGCAATGAGGAAAGGTGAAAAAGCAGGAATGATGCTTCCGTTTTATGAATTGCGGGGATTCATTTGGGCAGGGCTTCTTGATGAGACTCCCGACATCACACTCAAAGAGGTAGGAAAGATATTAGATGATTGTATCATGGAGCAACCGGAAAAAATAGGAGCGAACCTGGTAGATGCGTTAATGCAGAGCACCTTTTTCAAAGAGGCTAAAAAAAAAGCGGTGAGGCCGAAGACGGTAAAGAAGAGGACTGGAGCAAAAAAGACTACATCGAAGAAAGTTACAACTTAGCATTGAAAATTGGGCTTCGGCCTTGTGAGTTCTGGAAGCTAAAGCCTGTCGAGCTTGCCGATATAGCGGAGTCATATTTTGAAAGAGAACGAGATAAAGACAAGCAAGAGTGGAGACGTGTGGCTTTTATCGCCTCATGGATTATTAATACGGCAGGCAAGACCTACAAGCGGGATATCAGTGCAAATGAATTGGTTAGCTTCAAAGATGAGGTAAAGAAAGAGGACTTAAAGCCGTTAAGTCCAGAAGAACAGGAGAGGAGAACGCAAGAAAGATTGCAGTTTCACAAGAAGAAATTCTGGGGTCTTCTCAAGACAGATAAGGAAGGCAAGGTGAAGATTTTTGACGAAGAGGATTATAAGGCTTTGCAAGAGAAAAGGAAGAAAATAAAATGAAGGTAGGCGAACTTTTCATAGTTATTGACACAAAATTAGACCGCTTTAATAAAGGCATGTCTGATGCGGAGCGGGCTATGGTGAAAGTTGGCAAGAGATTCACTGCCATCGGCAAAAAGATGACAATGATGGTTACTTTGCCGATTCTTGCCCTGGGTGCTGCCGCCGTAAAAGTGGGTGCTGATTTTGAGCAGAGCATAACCAATGCCTTTTCCGTTACGGGTGCAAAAAGCGAAGAAGTAAAAAAACAGATGGAGGATCTTGCCCGGACAATGGGTGAGAAAACGGTCTTTTCGGCCAAACAGGCCGCTGATGCCATGTACTGGATGGCTAGTGCCGGCTGGAAAATCGAACAGATGACCGACGCCCTAGAGCCGACTCTGGCTTTGGCGGCGGCTACTCAATCCGATTTGGCCTTTGCGACAGAGACCGTCATCACCACGCTCAAACAATTTGGATTGCAGGCAAGCGATGCGGGAAGGGTTTCAAATGTCTTTGCGGCAGCGATTAGTGGTTCGCAAGCTACACTGGATAGGCTAAAAGAATCATTGAAGTATATCGGTCCGATGGCCGACGCAATGGGTTGGTCTATAGAGGATACGACCGCCGTTCTATCGGAGTTTTATGACATAGGAATTGATGCATCAATGGCTGGAACAGCTCTCAGAATGGCATTTTCTCAACTTGCAGCCGGTACTCCCAAGACTCGAAAAGCCCTTAAAGAACTGGGTTTAACTATGGCCGATGTGAATCCAGAGACAAAGAGTTTGGGAGAAATCATCGAAGTCTTGAGTAGCAAATCAATGACTCTGGCTCAGGCAATCGCCATATTTGGAGTTCGTGCCGGGCCGAATATGCTGAAAGTACTTAGGCAGGGGTCATCTGCCTTTACTGAAATGAGAGACAAAATAACTGATACTCAAGCTGCCTCCGAGATGATGCAGAAGCAGTTGGATACATTATCCGGACAGTGGAAAATCCTTACGTCAAAACTTACTGAATCTGCTATTCAGATATCAAAGATTCTCATTCCTGTTCTCAGGGAGTTAATCGAAAACAAACTCAAGCCGGCGGTTGACTGGTTTAATAATCTTTCGGAAGGAACGAAAAAGACTGCCGTAAAAATTGCTGGGTTAGCTGCGGTCTTGGGACCACTCTTATTAATTTTTGGCAAAATTCTAATTATATTACCTAAAATCAAATTAGCCCTTATAGCCCTGACAAGTCCTATTGGCTTAGTAATTACTGGGCTAGCTTTTGTTACTATTGAAATAATAAAAGCAAACAAACATTTCAAAAGTTTAACTGCAACAATAAGTGAATTTTCAGAAAAATCAGGTGAAAAAATATCCTGGTTCAAAAAAACACTTTGGAGCCTGGATGAAACTTTTCGTAAATTCTCAACAGGAGTCAGTAATTCAGAAATTGTTGCCCGAAAGATGAGAGAGGAAATAACAAAGCTTGATGCGAAACATGCAGAATACGGCAAAAAGGTCTGGGATTCAATAAAGGGAACTGAGGGATTTTCAAAAGCATCTGAATTTCTTAATAAACTGTTAGGAATACAGAAAGAGGCAATAAAAAAAGATTCTGAGGCAATAGAGGATCATGGAAAGTCAACCAAAGAAGCAGCAGAAGAAACTGAGACTTGGATTGATTACATAAAGACTATTGGCCTCAAAACTATAAAAGAGAAAAGCGATAGAGTTGAAGAGCTTGAAGGCTATGTTGACGATTTAAGCAAAGCATATACAGCAGGTGAAATTAGTTTAGAGGATTATACAAAGGCACTCAAGGCGGCCACAGATGAAATAGAAGATTTATCGACGGCTATCACAACGACTGCAATCCCATCTTTTCGTGATATGTCTGGAGTGGTTGAGCAGGCAACAGATGAAATGGAAGACAGGTTTTTTGATGTTTCTAAAGCGATTAAAGAAAGCACAAAAGATGCTGAGAAGTCTGTTGAGAAAACCTGGGATGAGCTTCATCCATTCTGGAGCAATCTATGCGGTGACTTAGGTGGTTCTTTCGGCAATTTCGCAGAAAGCATATTAACGACTGGTTCAAATTTAAGTGATGCTTTACAAAGATTATGGGGCGATATCAAGAGTTCTTTTACTAGAATGATAGGTGATATGGTTGCTAAATGGATGACTGATTTTATTAGGAATATTCTTTCCAGCACATCAGACGAATTAGTTCCTGGTGTTACAAGCTCTCTTAATGAGATTGAGGGCAGTGCTTCTTCCGCAGGGTCGGCAGCAGGCACATCCCTTACGGCATCATTTGCTACTGCTTTGGCTGTGGAAGCTGTGGTATTCACTGCCTTTCTTGGAGCTGTAAGTTTACTCGATAAACTTTTTCCCAAGCACGTCAAAACAATGGCAGAATTGGCGGCTATAGAAGCGAAAAAAGCTTTTGATAAGGCAGCTAAGGAATACAGTCTTCCAGGGGAATGGGGTAAAGGGGGAATAATAGCAGAACCGGAACCAAGTGGTGGTGGTCAAGTCCCTGCAGAACCAGAAGGCAATTATCAAACTGGTGGTCTTGTCCCAAAAACAGGGCTTGCTATGGTTCATAAGGGAGAGTGGGTAATACCGAAAATATCTGTGCCATTGATGGGCTTCCCAGAATCTATGAATATTCAACCTTTGAGGGAAATGGGAATAGAAAAAAGAGCGACAGGTGAGTCGGTTATGTATAACACAGTACAGATTTATGCTCAAAAGCTCGATGATTATACGATTGACCGAGCAGCTGAAAAGATATTTGCTGCCGTAGAAAGACAAAGCATTAGAAGGAGAGGCTAATGGCAACGGTAAAATTAGGATTAAATGGCTCAGAAGTAACGCTTGCTTCCTCTCTAAAAATATCTCTGCCAGTTACATACAGTATGCAGAAAACACGGGTTGAAATGTCTGATGGTAGCAGGCGATGGGGAAATAGAAAAAAATTTAGAATATGGTCATTGGCATGGAGTAAATTGACGAAAACAGAGCTTGATTCCCTTATTACGCTTTGTGATTTAGACAGCACTCTCCGTTTTCAAAATAATTATGAATCCTCTACTTGGAAAGATGTAGTAATAACGGATTTTTCTTATGATTCCGTAGACCCTATATCCACAACAAAATATTATTTTGCATCCATGACAATCGAAGAGGACAACTAAATATAGGAGGCTAAAATGGCTGATTGTGTATGTAACGAAATCTTTGATGATGGGGTCAATATCATCCGTGCAGATGGTCAACCGACATATAGAGGGAGAGCTGCGCCTGGATATGGGACTGGCGAGTCTAAATGGCAGATTGTGAAATATTTCTATAGCGCAGCCAATGAGGTAGTGAAAATCGTTTATGCAGGTGGCGATCCTGGATTTGTTCATGAATACGATGAGCGTGCTGGCTATACCTATACATGGACAGGAGCATAAGGAGAATTAAAATGTTAGAAATTACCCCAGAAAGGGCTTTAAAATACCTTACACAAAGAATTTCTTATAATGCTTCAGGGAATGAAGAATATATAGGATATGCAGAACCCGGAAAAGGAGAGACAGAGGGAGCATGGCAGATTCGAAAACTTATTTATGATGATTCTAATAGAATTATCTCAATTCTTTATGCCAAAGGTACTTGTAATTTTAAGTATAAATGGTCAGAAAGAACTATTTATAATTATGAGTAAAAAATAGTGAAGACAACATGATAAGGAGAGAAAAATGAGAAAATTATTTTCATTATTATTTTCAATGTTAATTATAGTCAGCATTGGTTTTTCCCAGGGCAAATGGAAATATAATCCTTATACAGGAGAAAGAGATTATTATGTCGAAGGATTAAGCCTCAGCACGGCCGCCTCTGGGGACATTATTTATTATAACGGCACAATCTGGACTAGGCTTGCTAAAGGCGATAATGACCAGGTTTTGACTTTAGCAGCGGGGCTTCCTTCTTGGGCTGCGGCTGGAGGAGCAGATGCTTTTACTGTTAAAATAGATGCAGGAGCAGCGGCTGGTTATTTGGGAGCAGCTTACAATGATGGCGTTCTTAGGGTTGACCAGAACGAATTAACCTATGCCGATGGTGGGGACTTTATTACTCTTGGACTTGCCAACCATGATACTGCGAGAACAGCCTTAGGTCTAGCTATCGGAACAAATGTTGTAGCTTGGGATGCTGATTTAGACACATATGCAGGCATAACTCCATCAGCAAATATTCAAACATTTCTTGCCAATGCCAACTTCGCTGCGATGATGGCTGACTTGAGCGGTACGGCAACAGGAGCATTTGCTTGGAATGCCCAAAATTTAACTGGCATCGGCACTATAGGCAGTGGAAATATTATATCCACTGGCACTGGGGAATTCCAGGGAACGAGTGTTACTGTGGGTGATGCTGATACAGCAGGAACACTTGTCTTGTCTGATGGCTCAAATAACACTATTACTGTTGATGTTCCAGCAATAGCTGGAAGTTGGGCTTTGACATTGCCGACTGTAGATGGGGATGCTAATGAATTTCTTCAAACTGATGGGGCTGGAAATACAACCTGGGCTGCGGAGAGCGCAGCAGATGCATTTACTTTAAAAGTAGATGCTGGAGCAACCGCTGGATATTTTGGGGTTGCTGGTGGTGATGGGATATTCAGATTCACCGCAAATCATTTCACGATGGCTGATGGGGGAGATTTTGTTACCCTGAGTCTTGCCGACCATGCCACGGCCAGGGCCGCTCTGGGCTTAACTATCGGAACAGATGTTGTGGCCTGGGATACGGACTTAGATACCTATGCGGGAATTACCCCATCTGCAAATATTCAAACATATTTGGGAGCAGCCGATTATGCTGCCATGCGGACTCAATTAGGTCTTGTGATAGGCACGAACGTTCTGGCAGAACAGACGATAGGAATAGCTGATGACAATTTGCTTGAAGTAGATGATGCCGGACCACCTGCAAGTGGACAATATGCACGTTTTACGGCTAATGGTATTGAGGGCAGAACTGAAGCTGAATTTAAGGGTGATTTCAGCCTAGCTATCGGAACAGATGTATTAGCACAGCAAACAATAGGAATTGCCAATGACAATCTATTAGAAGTTGACCATGTATCACCTGCCGATGATGATTTTGCTAAATTCACAGCAAATGGATTAGAGGGTCGAAGTTACTCAGAAACA